TAAATTGTAAATTATAAATACCAGTTTTATCAAAATTTATTCTTGATCCATCTATTCCAATAAATTGATTTAATACAATATCAGAATATGTTAAAGCATATCCAACATTTTTATCAGTTGGAATAAAATTATTTCTATCATAAGCTATTAAATAACTTTTAGGATTAGATCCATAAGCATAATTATTTAAAATTACGTCTACTGCATTTTTTAAATCATATGCTGATCCTAATGCTGGATTATCACATTCAGTATAATAAATTTTAAATTCTTGTCTGTAAATATTATTTTCAAATATGTGAGTGTTGAAAATAAAATAATCACCATCTATAGCAGTTGAACAATAAACTTTTTTAAATAATAATTCTCTGCCATTATCAATTACTTTTATAATTGTTGGTGATTCATCAATAAATTGGTAGCTCATAATTTTATTTTGAAGTTCTAAAATAGTAATAATACATTATATCATCAATGAAATAAGAATTTTTTATTAGTCCTGAATTTTTTAATTTTAAACTATATTCTTTGTCTTCATAAAGTGTTTGATCAGGAAAACCAATTTCAGCTGCTATTGATGTTCTAATGCAATTAATATGCATGATTGGTCTGATGTATTGTTTTTTACCGTTGTAATAAATTTCCTTATAATCAGAATTATGTTTATGAATAAATATTTGTGGAAATTTTCCATCAAAATAAATAACACCTTTAAATCCTATTGCATCAACATGTGGATATTTTTTTAATACCTCCATATGTCTTTCAATATAGTTAACACTTACTTCATCATCATCATCAATAAAAACGCAAAATTCTGTATCACATGCTTGCAATAATAAATTTCTTTTTTCGCCAGTTGATAATTGTCCTTGATCACTTAATGTTAAAATTTTAACACCATCTATCATTTGAGTATCTAAATTAAATAATAACTTTTCTAAATAATCAATTCTAGAATCTAATGTTGGAATTAAAATAGTTAAAATATCTTTCATAAATCAAAATTTCTTTCTTTCAATTTTTGATAAAGTAATTTTCCTGATTCATAAGCATATTTAGAATTTTCTTTTTGATATGTTTCATCATAAACAGCTTTATTATTTATGTAATGATGATGTTGAAATAAAATATCATTAGCATCAATTAAGCAATTTAAAATTTTACATGTATCAAATAAAGCATTATCTGCAAATAAACTAAAAAATTCAGGATGGTATACATAACCTAATTTTTGATATAACATTTTTGATATTATTGGTATACTTAAAATATCACCTTTTGAAATACCATCATTAACATGTATTGCATATAAACTATTTTGATCTATAATTTTATTTTTTAATAATACATTCCAATTATCACATAATTCAAAATCATCAGATAATAAAATAATTAAATCACCAGTTGATAATTTAGCTGCAATATTAGTTGCATCAACCATTGATCTATTATTATTAACTGTTAGTATTAAATTGTTTTGATTGCAAAATTCAAAATATTCTTTTTGAAATTTATCATCATCATCAATACTAATTATGTACTCTAATGAATCACCATTATCAAAATTAAATCTATTTATTGCATTAGCTACAGCTTTTTTTGCTCTTTGAATTCTATTTCTTGATGGATGAATTATTGAAAATTTCATGTTTCTAAAATATTAATGTTATAAAATGCAAGCATCATTTTTTTTTTGATCTTGTAAATATTTGTTTTAAATCCTTTTGTATCCTCAACAATAAAATTCCCACTTTGATCGTTATATGTAAAATCAGCGATGTAACTACAAATTTTAATTTTTTCAATTTTGAAATCATATTTTACTTGTAATTTTAAATTATGAATTATTTTATTTTTTTCTAATAACTTTAATTCACAATATCTTTTAGCTTCTTTTTTTGATCTAAATTTTATATTGTCAACAATAGTTATTTTATTATTATACTTCAATATTTTGAATGATAAACTGTTTAACAAATAATTTTTTGTACTCCAAAATTAATTCATCTTTTGATAAATCAAATATTCTTTTGATATAAATTGAATTTTCTTTTTTATACTGATCCCAATTATCAGGTGAAATATTGTTTTCTTTTAAATATTCAAATGCTAAAGTATATGGTCCAAATAATGGAATATCTTTTTCTTTTTGATATAATTCAACAATTAATTCATAAGCTTCTTTACTGCTTAATTTATGTTTTTTATTTTCCAGCAATTTAGCATTTTCCAGTTCTTCAATTTTTTGATATTGAAATATTGCTTTTGATCTACTAAGTTGATAGTTATTTAATATGTCAGATAAATAAGAGCAAGTAAAAATTTGAAAATGTGTTATTTTTTTTTCTAATCTTCCTGCTTCGTTTAATTTAAAAGCTAATTCAATTTCATTTAAATTAAAATTATCATGATAATCATAAACATGATTTGCTAGTAATGCAATTTCAACTTTATCTAATGGTTTATCTAATCCAATTAAATAACTTAATTTTAAAATTACATTCTGAAAATTTTTAAAAAATTCTTCAAAAGATAAATTTTTAATTATAACAGCATTTTTATTTGCTTCCATAATTAATGCTTCAATTTTATTCATTTGAAGTAAAATTTTTGAAGTATTCTGATCTAAAAGCGTCATTTCGTTTTTCTGATCTTGATTGATTTGTTGAAGTTTGTTTTCCATTATTTTGATTTTTTAATTCAAATAAACCTATGTATGAATTAGCAATTGAATTATCAATAATTTCTTTTGCAATTTTTACATTATTATTTGATAATTTTTTTAAATGTAAATAAGTTTTTTCTGGACTGTTTATTTTCTTTTTTATTGATTGTCTGTATTCAATCCATTCAATTAAAATATTTTTCCAGTCGTTTTCTAAATTATCAATAAAATTATTATTGTTTATTGTTAATTGTTTATTGTTATTTGTTTCTTGTTTATTTATAGTACAAATGCTTTGATCTGTGCTTGATAGTTGCTTTGTACTGTGCTTTATTAATGCTTTATCTAATGCTTTATCATTTGCTTTATTATTTATTGATAGTGCAATTATATTTGAGCTATATTGATTTTTTGATTTTTCAATTAAAATAATAAAACCAAATTCAATTAAATCATTTAATGTTTTAATGTATGTATTATAACTTTTTATTCCAATTGCTTCCATAGTCATAGTGGATGGAAGTCCAAATTTTAACTTCCATCCTAATCTATTACAGTTTTCAATTGCAAAAAAGTATAATGCAATATGATTTGGTTTAATTTTTTCAGGATTTTCAAAAGCGAAATCAAAAAAAGCCCTACTTAAATTATAGTGATTCATTAAAATATGTTGTTATAAATTTGCACAATTGTAGGCATTGATTTTTTATAATCAATATTATCATTTTTAAATTTAATACCAGTTACAAGATCATTTACTTTACAATTCAGAAATTTTCTTTTTGGTATATTATGCCATATTATTGTTTCACCTTTTTCGTTTTGCAAAAAACATGAAATAATATTATCGTTGTGCGGTCCTTGATAAGGTCCTTTTATTCTAACACATTTATAAGTTGTAATTTTGTTTTTGTTGTTGTTGTTATTTTCCATGTTATTTATTTTTTACAAATGTTCCATTAATCATGCTACCTTGTCTTTTTGATATAACATCATAAGCAGAATTAATACAGTCTTCAATATTATAACCACCTAATGCAGCTAAATTTGTTAACACAATAACACAATCACCAATTGCATCAATAAATTCTTCTTCATCTTTTTTCAAAATAGCTTTTGCTAATTCACCAGTTTCTTCTTGCAATTTTAAAAATTGTGTTTTAGGATCACCTTTTTCGTAAATACCTTTTTCTCTTGCCCAATCTCTGATTGATTGAAATTCATTTTCTAAAGTCATGTTTTTAATTTTTAAGTTGTTTTAAATGCTTATTGTATAAATGTAGGTTACTAACAAAATGATAATACCATCCAGTTTTAATTTCTAATTGATCTGAGATCATCTTTTGCAATTTACTAAAGCAGTATTGATCATTACAGAAACCGTACCATAAATCATTTGAACGCATGTTAACTGTCATACATAATTTATCATTTATTATTTGAAAATGTATTGAATTAGTACATGGCGTATCAAAATTATATTGATCAATTTCTTTGGCGTCATATATTGATAATACTGCTTGTCTTGAAAATTTATCTTTTTTTAATTTATCAATTATTTTATTTAATTGATTATTTCTATTCCACTGCCAACCATAATTAGAATTTACATTACCATTTTCATCCATATGTTGTAACCAAATTTTTGCTTTTTTACTTATTTCATTAGCATTTCTATCTTGTTTTAAATACCAATTCCATTCGTATTCTGCATAATCTAATTTAAATTTTCTGAATGCAGTAGTAATAATGTTATCATGTGGATTATGAATATAGAAACCAATATTAAATAAAGCTTTAGTATCATTAAATGGTAAACCAATATCATTTATCAATTCATAATAGCATTCAAATGCTTCTGTTGCATTGTTAAAATTATTTTCTTCCATATTTATTAATGGAATTAATTTTCTTTTATTATTTGGCGTTCACTAATTAATTGATTTTTACCATTTACATTACACAAATAATATTCTTTGTTTTTGTAAGTCTGCATTTTGATAAATGTTGCATTTTTAATTTCGCCTGTTTTTGTTTTGTAATTGAATTTTTTAGGTTCCATGATTTTTTTTTTTTAAATGTTATTGAATAAATTAGTTTGTTGAATATTAGAATTTTTTCTTTTTAGTACCCATAATGTATTTCTAGAATGTTCTGGAAAAAATGGCGCCATTAAATTGCTGACTAAATTACTGTCATAATATTTTTTCAGATGTTCAAACATATTTATTTGCCATTCATTCATATATGGTTTATAATCTCTAATTGATGCAAATGTTCCAAATGAATCAACAATGTCAGCATATTTAGAAAATAAATCTTTAAGCTCATTATAAGAAAATTCTTGAACAGCAACACCACGACCATCACCACTATCATAAGTATGATTACCAGCTGCACCTACATTTTCATCAAAATTAGGTGTACTAATATAGTAAGTTGCATTATTATTTCCACACGCAATAAAATTTTCCATAAATTTTTCTGCATTTTGTTTTCCAACGTGTTCTAATACTTCAAATGAACAAACTTTATCAGCATTTAATTTAGTAAAATCAATATTATTTTGTGGGTTTACAAGATCCTCAACAATAAATTTTGCCCATTCTACATTTTGATATTTTTCATTTGCTTGATCAATTGTTTTAGATCTAATATCTAAGCCAATATATTGCTGACATTTAAATTTATTTCTATAAAATACTTCTAATAAATTTCCTTTGCCGCAACCAAAGTCAACTACTGTTTCTCCAATTTTTGCTTCTTTAAGAATGTGAGTCCATCTTAAATAGTGAGCAAATTGATCTCTGTGAAATACATGTCTTTCAAATGTTGTTACAGGATCTAAGTCTGTTGTGTTATACTTTTTTGTATTCATTTTTTTTATTTGTTTTTATTGTTATAATTATTTAATGATGCTAAATAAGCTACTGCGTCAAGTAAATTATCTTCTTTATGATTATAGGATTGTCTAGACAACTTAATTGCGATAATACATATATACATATCTTGAGCAGTAAATGTTTTACCTGTGCATCCAGAAGCAATTAATGCTGCACGATCCATACCTTCTTCAAATGGTCCATACATTCTTTCCTTTTCTTCTTTACGAAGATTAACAATTTCATTTGCTTTTTCTAGAATATTCATGATAAAATATTTTTTTTAACTGTGTCAGAATAAATATCAATTAACTTGTATACACATTTTTTTTGCGTATCAATATCATTTAAATATTTTTTTTTCAGTCTAGGAAATGTTCCAGCAAAACCATTTATTGATTCAATATTTCTTTGAATTCTTTTATCAAAAGCTTTTATTGCTTCTAATATTTCAATTGCTCTTTCATGTTCTTTGATCATTTGATTTAATTCATTAATCATGTTGTTATTGTTTTTATTGTTAGTTTAAATTGTTATCTATAAAATCAGGTAATAAATTTAATTTTACTACTATGATTGTTAATGTGATGATGATTATTAGTAACATATTTTGTTTTTTGTTTTGCAAATATATAATTGATTTTATTACTTAAAAGTATTTTTAAAAGAAATTATCATAACAGTTATCTTGATTTAAATTATTAGATAATATTTCTTCTAATTGATCTGAAATATCATCATGATTTATTTTAATTTTTTTATGATCTAACCATTGTTCATTATTAGTATCATATATTGAAATTATTTTATAAAACCAATCTAGACTAGATGGTAAACCACCACCATCATTATCATAATATGTACCACTCTCTTCAGTATAACTTATTTCAACAGTAATATCCATATCAATATCAAGTTCCAAACTTGTATATTCTATTGTTTCTAATATTTTTCCTTTGTTAATCATGATCAATTATTTTTTTTTGTTATTGTTGTTTTAATATGCGTTTTACAGATGCGCATCCCCTATTTTTTATTTAATAAGTTAACACATTACTCTATAATGACGACCATTATCAGATTTTTCAATATTTCCTAATTGCATTCCATGTAAGTAACCACCATTTACTGTTCCATGTTCAACAACTTTTTTTACCTTTAATGCGGTTTTTTTGTTTTTAACAACAATTGTGCTGTAACAAATTCCAGCATTATACCATATAACATCATCAGGAGAAATGTTATACATTTTTGCAACATTTTGTTTTGATTCGTTTGTCATTTGATTTGTTTCCATTTTTTGTTTTTTATTGTTTTAAATTTTTGCGTTAAAGATGCGCAACCCCTATTTTTTTTATTTAGTTTTTATATCTTTCAAACCACATTTCAGCTTGCTCTTTCCAAATTTTATTTGGATGTAAATACCAAAATTGCATACTTAAATAGATTATTACATATTCGCCATTATCTTCAACCCATACAATGTCTTTTTTAATTAATGATCCAATTACGCCTCTAATTACTTTCATAGGGATTTTTGTATATCTACTTAAATCATTAGCATCAACATCGCTAAATCCAGGTTCAGCATATAAATTATCAATTAATGCTGTTAATGTTTTTGTTTCTAATTCTGTTAAATTTAAATTTTCCATTGTGTTGTTGTTTAATGTTGTAGTTTCCATTTTTTGTTTTTTGTTTTTTTGTTATTGTTAATATTTTAAATTGTTGATTTGATTTAATACATCTAATTTTTTTGAATTAGCAATATTTTCTAAATAAAATTCAAATTGATCTACTTGTTCCTGAGTTAAATTAAATTCAGACATTAAAGCTTCTTTTGTTCTTTCAATTGCCCAATAAGTATTGGTTAATTTTCTACTTGTTGTTGTTGTTTGATTTTCCATTTTTTTGTTTTTTGTTGTTTGTTTTATTGTTTTATTGTTTACAAGCATTTATACTGTAAATATATAAATAAGTTACAAAAAAACAGACTTTTTTTATGGATATTTTATAACTGATTGATAATCAATTAGATTAGTTTTATGATTAAAATGGAAAATCTAGATCTGAATTATCATTTTTATTTGATTGTTCAGTTTTAAATTGATTTAAATTTGTTTTATTATTTGATTGATCTAAAATATTTTTTTCGCTTATTTCATAATGATCAATATACAATTTTAATACAGCTTTAAATTCATTTGTTTTTGAAATATAAGATTCAATTTCAATTTTTCCAGATACAGAAATTTTATTTCCTTTAATTAAACTATCTAAATTATAAGGTGCATTATCTGTATTATAAAATTTAACACACTTCACCCAAATAGTTTCATATTCATTTTCTGAAATTTTTTTCTTACCAGCTGCGACACTAAATGTTAAAACATTTTTTGTACTGTTAATTACTCTAACATTGGCATCATTACCAATTGTTCCATTAATATTTGCTATGATCATAGTTATTTATTTTTGTGTCAATTTGTGTGTTAATTCTTTTTAATCTTGCTAATGCTTTAATATGTTCATCTTTTCTTAAGTTAAACATTTCTTGTACAACATGTTTATCTGATCTATTATATGGTTGTGTTTTTTTGTATTGTTTTTCTAATTCATTTATTCTGTCCATATGATAAAACTGTAAATCAATATTGTTTAAGTATTCTGATTTTAAATCATCACCTTCTAATAGATTCAATTCCATAAGTTGTTTTTATTTTTAATTCTTTTTTTATTTCTTGAATTGGATTTAATTTTTTTGCTTCTAAAATTTTACCAAATAATTCATAGTCTATTTGGAAACCGCAGAATCTTTTAAATTTTTCCTTCATCATATACCCATTTTTTTAATTGTTGATCTAATAATTGTCTGAATGATTTTATTGTTTCATCTTTTTTAATGTTATTCATTTTACAGTAAGCAATATAATCTAATAAACAATCATTTATTAAATCACTTAATGTATAATGATCAAATGCTGATAATAAACTGAATACATCTTTTTTTAATTCAACATCAATATGCACAAACGCTACTAAATTTTTTAATTTATTTTCTTTGCCAATTAATTCAAAACATTTTTTCATGATTAATGGATCATAAATAAATGATGTTGCAGTTGTCTTTGTATTTTTTAATGGTCTCATTTTATTTTTTTAATTCTTGTTTAAATATTAATTGCAATCCTATTTTTGTTATTTTATTATTGTTGTAAGAATAAGAATAGTCTTCGTTTTTTTTAATTAAACCATCTTTGATTTTTTTTTCTAACCAATTTTCAAATTGTATTTCAAGATCTTTTTTCATATGTCATATTTTGTTTTTAAATATTCATTAACTGTTATTATTTTATTTTTTAATTTTTCAATATCATCATCATTTCTTTCAATATGAATTTCATAGATTTTTTCATTTAATGGTATATCATCAAAATTATTATTAGCTTCTATTATTTTAGATGCTTCAATATAATCTTCATTAATATCATAATCTATTAAACCCATTTTCCAACCTAATCTTCTTTTTTCATCTATAATTAATTGTTCAGGAGTATTTATCAAACAATAAACTAATTTTGCATTTTCAGCTCCAGTCAACCACATATATCCTTGTAACTGCCAATAATATTGTTTATTTATTTTATCTTCTTTTGTATCAAAAAAAGTAAATATAGACCAACTAGATTTTATGTCAATAATTGTTTTTGCATTATAAATATTTTCACCAATAAATGTATCAGGCGTACCAGTTATAAATTCATTATTTAATTCAATATCATTTTTATTGTAAATTTCTTTTTTAAATATTGAATACTGAGTTAATGAATCCTCTTCAACTAATAAACCTTTTTCAATAAATTTATTTTCAAAATTTTTTATCTTATTGTATTTTTTCTTTATGTAATATTCTCTCAAAAACGTTTTTGTTGTTTCAGATAATAATTCACTTTTTGATTTTGGTTCAACCATTAAATTCCATAATGCTGAACATCTAAATTTATTTTCCATTTTGTAATTTGTTTTTTAATTCATCAATTAATAATTCATATTGATTAGAATTTTTTAAATTATTTGCTACATTATTTAATTCATCTAAAGTTGTACAAGCATTTAAAACTTTTAGAGTCCTTGAATATTCATGATTAATTTTAGCATCAATAATATTTTGATCTGCAACATAATTAATTGTATCTTTTCTATTTAAATCAGATCCAAATAGTGTACCAAAGTGATCACATGCATCTTTAATTGCCATTGATTTTGCAATTGGAAAAGCAATTGATATTGCGCCATTATTTATATTTATTAGATCAGCTGGTGATGTTCCTTTTTTTGTTTGTAATTGTGCTGCACCAATACCATCATGAAATTCCATTTTACCATTTGTTGGATTTAAATAATGTACACGAACAACTACATAAACACCATTAAAAGAAATTCCTTCACGAATTATTTCAATATTGTATTTTTTAAAAATTCTTTTTAATAAATATTCTACTTTATCAATTGGTAAATATTTATAATTCTGAATAAATGGATGTTCTTTTACCCATTCTTTTTTTGGTGGTGTTGACAGTAATAAATTTAACTGCTCGTTTTTGTAAGCATTTTCAATATCATCACTAAATAATTCAGCAACTGTTGGTACTTGTTTTTGTTGTTTGTTTTCCATTTTGTTTTATTGTTTTAATATTTCAATTATTTCTTTTCCTAATTCTGATCCTCGCTCTTTTGCATTTATAGCTGAAGCAAATAAAAAATCCTCAAATAGTGGTGACATTGTTTTTCTTTTTAATTTTAAAAATTTTACTAATATGTCAACACATTCTTTTTCGTATTTATCTTTTTCTTTATTTTCCATTTAGTCTGCTAATATATAAAATAAATAATCATTTACAAATAAATATACTGAGTTTTATTTTTAACTGTTTTAATTGCTTTCATTATCATTTTTCTATTATTACCATTTTTAGCATATGATACATGCACCCAATCAGGATTTTTATCATTACCAAATTCCCAAATTAATTGATCAAAAATTAAATTTTCTTTTATGTATTCAAATAAATTTGCATTAGTATAATTACTTTTAATTTGATCAAAATCCAGATCAACAGCTTCACCTCTACAATGTTGACTTGTTTTACTACCGCCAATTTTTTTATTTAATTCTTGACTTCGATACATTGATGTAATTGGTATTCGCATATTATATTCTTTACATAATGGATCATAAATTTTTTTTGCTAAAATTTTTAATGCATCAATATGTTCAATAAGTGGAGTGTTATCAATTCCTAATTTAATTGCTGTATCAGATTTAATACAATCATTAAGCAATAAGTTGTTACCAATTTTCATGATTTTTTAAATGTTTAATTATGTTTTTAATTTTTAATTTAATTGTTTCTATAAATGATAATTCTTTTACAATAACAGCAAACACATCTGTTGTTCTGCAATTACAGTATAATGGATAGTGATTAATGCACTCTAATATGTATTGAAAATTTACTTCATCACCTAATTTATAATCATCAAAATTTTGTGATGGATGTAAATCAAATTCATAATATTCATTACCTTTTTTTCCAGAATAAATTTCTAAAATTTTAAATTCTCCTGTTTCTTTTTTTATAATATAACCTTTATTCATAATTGAAATAATGGGGCTATTTAAAATAACCCCATTTTATTTTTTTAATTTAAACTGTTACTAATTCTAATTCATTATAATTTTTATCATTAATAAATCCAACAATTGTATTATATGCTTCATTATTAATTCTAGATCCAGCGCCATTCATGATATAAGTATTAAAATCATCTTTAGTTTTTTTACTGTCATAATGATTTGTATAACGTGTAACAGTATTAAATAATCCGTATAATGTTTCTCCTTGATCATTAAATTCTATTTGCATAGCTTGATCAAAATTTTCTATTTTATTTTTTAAAATATTACTTTCAGCTTTTAAACCACCAAATAAATTTTTCTTTATTTTATCTATGTGATTTTTTTCACATTCAATTTCTGACATTAGTTTATAAACATCAATTAAATTTTTTTCCATTTCAATTGCATCTTGTATTTGATAAATAATACCATCAATTTTGTCTTGATAATTTTTTGTGTGTCTCACTTTAGATAAACCATTGTAAGCTTTGTAAAATGTATTTGTGCATATAACAACAGTATTAGTAAAACCAAACGCTAATGCTTTTGTTCCATCATGTGAATTTAATGCAGTAATATTTCTTTTTATATCTGATTTTCCAATATATTGATCTGGTAATGGTATTTGATAAAATACATATTTGCCATCATTTAATGATCCACCATTATCTATAACTAATCCTAAACGTTCTGTTGCGCGATATAATTCTTCTGTCAATTGATAATTTTGATAAACCTGATAACCTTTACCAACTACTCCCAAACATTTATTGTTATCGTTTCTGAATACACCATAACGATCAGTTTCTAATCCATCAATACTGATCAACTGCTTTTTTTCTACAGTCCAATTTGTTTTTGTTTCAATTAAGGTATCTAATACCATTTCGTTGATGTTGTTGTTTGTTGTCATTTGTTTTTTTGTTTTTTTGTTTTTAATTTTTGTTGAATTATTTTTTATTAAAGATTAAATTTAATTGATCATTATTTTCATAACCTAAATCCCAAGCACTTTTAGGAGCACAATATTTTATATCACCATTTGTACGTACATACATATTAAAACGTGTTTCATCTTTTGAATTAAAATATTTGCTTGAATCAAATACAGCTTTAATACGATAACCTGGACTACATGGACACATTGAGCAACCACAATGTTTATCCCAAACTGCTTTAACTTCTGTTCCTAAAACATTTGAAATGTTTGTAATAATATTATCAAGAATTTCTCTACCTTCAGATGTTAAATGACCTTTTACTTTTCTACGATTATTTAAAATTGTTAAAGCATTTTCACCAATAATTGCTTGACCAATTGTTTGTGATTCTTCATCTTTGAAAAATTTATTTTCTAAATAAAGTTCTCCAATTGATTTTGTTGTTGTTGTTTTTTTGTTAAATGAATAAGCCATAATTTTTGTTTTTTGTTTTTGTTTCTGTTTTTGTTTTTGTTTTATAATTAATTAGTGTAATTGTTTGCGTAGTAATTAGCGAAGTATGTTGTTTCTTTTTTAGTATCATACATTTCTGAAATTACTTCACCATTTGGTTTATAAATGTTTAAAACATAAAATCCATAATTAGTTTTACACATTACAAATCTGAAGTTGTTTTTTTCACTTACAGAAAATTTACCTTTTTTCATCCAGTTTAATTCTGTTGTCATGTTGTTTGTTGTTTTCATTTGTTTTTGTTTTTGTTTTACAAGCATTTATACTGTAAATATATAAATAAGTTACATTCTAGTGTTAAAATTTTAATGATTTTTTGTAACTGATTGATTATCAATATCATTATTTATATACGCTGTTCTGATAATTTCCATAATTTTATCACTAATGACACTTTTTCTAGCGTTTTTTGCATTAAATTTCCACAACAGTGACATTAGTTTTGAATATTTTTCTAATGATCCTAAATCACTAACAGAAACTGTTATAATTATACTGTAATTAGTAAACAATTTAACATATCTGTTATTTAAATCATTTGTATTATATGATCCATCATTTTGTTTATTGATGAATTCACACCAGTTTTTAATTTGCATTTTATTATTTGTTTCCATTTTTTTATTTTTTATTTTTTGTTTTTTGTTATTTTATGTTGATTAGTTCTAATAATGTAATAACATTTTGTAGTGCTTCTATTTGACCTTCATAATGACTAACTATTTCTAATTGTGATGTTGTTAGTTTTTTCTTGTTCATTAATTCAGAGTGAAATTCACTTAATGATTTAATCTTTTTTTCAATTAGTTCAATTGTAAATTGAATGTTGTTGTTTGATGTTGTTGTTTGATTTTTCATGTTGTTATTTTTTTTAGTTATTATTTTTTATTACTTATAAATTGCGTTAATAACTTCATTCATTTGATTTTTTGCATCATATACTGATGAAGCAGCAATTTCTTTTAACATACTTTCAATGTACTTTAATTCTCTTTCAGTTACATCCTCTTTTAAAAAAAACTGTTTTAATGATACCATTGTAGTGTTAATTAATACTTTAGTGTTTGATAATTTTTCCATTTTGTTTAATTTTTTTGTTTTTGTTTTTTGTTTTACGAGTATTTATACTACAATAGTATATAAAAAGTTACATCTAACTGTAAATAAAATACAGCAGAAAATGTAACTGATTGATAATCAATTAGAAAATTTATATATGTAATGAAGATAAAACATAAAAAAAGCCACTTTTTTAGAGTGGCTCAATGGAAACAATAACAACAAAAAACAACCTTAATTATCGAAAGCTCCTTTCCAACTATAATGATTAACAACTAAACCAACTAATAAACTAGCTGCAATCACTTTAACTGTATTATATTTTTTATGCTCCTTAGTAATTTGCTTATTTAAATTTAAGATCTCAAATTCTTTTTCATCTATTCTTTCAGAATATTTATTTATTTCTTTTTCAAAATAATTTACTTTATTTCTGTATGTGCTGATCAAAGTATCTTGCTTTAAAATTATTTCTTGTTTTTTATCTAATGTTTTAGTTAATAAAATAATTTCATCAGCATAACTGTCGCTTAAAACAATATCTGATACCATTGATCTAACAATATATTTTGGTAATGTAAGTAAACTATCTGATGGTATCTTGCGCGTAACGTTTTGACAAAAACTGGTATAACTCATCATTAGTATACTTATTGACATTAGATACTTTTTCATTTCTTTTTTGTTTTAATTTAGTTATTTCTGTTTGATATTGACTAACTACATAATTTAATGATTCAATACTATCATTCAATTCAACAATAGTTGAATCATAATTATTTTGAATTTCCTTAAATTTTTTTATTTCGTTTTTGAATTTATCAGAATTATCTTCAAAAATTATTTTTGGTTTTGGTTTGTATAATATAAGTAATACAATAATTACAGATAAAATTATAATTAAGTATGTTGATATTTTTTTCATAGTAATTTTTTATCAATAATAAGATATAATAACAAGAGCAAAATTAAAAATAATAATTCTAAATTATATACTTCGTTATCTTGTTTTTTCATTTATTTTCTTTTACAGTTATTTTTTCAATAAACTTTATGAATATTACTGACAAAACTAAATATCTGTTTTTTTCATCACTAATAACATCATTAAAATCATAACCAATTTCTTTAGCTGCATTTATTGCTGCTACAAATGCAAGCAAAATATAAGTTAAATTATTAAACCAAATTATTGATTCTTTTTTCCAATTATTTATACTTATTGAATAACCATTAAATTTCATTCTGTACCTCCTGTTTGTTGTAAATATTGCATGCGAAATATATCTTGAGTATTTGAATCTATTCTTTGATCCATTTCATCAATTTTTTTTTCATGTCTAATTATGTCTTGTTTAATTTCAAATATTGTATCATCATGTATAATAACTTTTGTTCTCATATCCTTAAAATCTTTATACATATCGCCTACTAAATATATTAAAATTGGTAAACCAATAATTGTCATGAATTGATGTATTGTACTTATACTTTGTTTTATGTTATCTTTCATATTTTAAAAATAAAAAAAAGGGGTTAAACAAAAATATTTAACCCCAAATTAAATTCACTTATTACATGTTATTGCATAATGTAGCAATTAGTAAATATACCTGCTGGAATATCATATGGAATTGGTGATAATGGTGATGACCATACCGCCATTACATTCCAAACAACATTAGATTTTGTATCATCAGCCACATCATTTTTTGGTGTAAATGTACATGGTTCATGAACTAAATGAATTGAATTAGATGTGCGATAAGCAATTGTCCAATCTGAAACATCTCTTAATGTGTTATAAAAATCTGCATTATCTTTATAGTTTGGATCTTTCCACATTAATGTGTGTTTTGTACCACCATTAGTTGTTTCACGATCACCAAAACCAGCTAATTCAGAAGTTGATCCACCATCATACTGACCTTGTGTTTCCCATATAATACGAATATCACCACTCTGAATTCCAGTATCCCACTCAGTTGAATCAGTTGGATCTAAAAATGTAAATGATGTTTTAATTAAAGCAATTGAACGGATGCGTCCATATTCATATGTAGGACAAGGTGAACATGCATAAGCAGGTAATGCACCAGATGCGCCACAATTTCCTGTTGGATAGTATAATGACATTTTATTTTAGTTTTAACAATTAATGCAAATAGATAAACAGTCTTGTCTGTAAATAATTTCAACAGTATAATTTACTGTAAATAAATGTTGATCACTTTTTAGATTAAATTTATAATTTTCAAATTCTTGATTCCATACTATTAATGAATCAGAATTTATTGCATTAATATTTATATTAACACTATTTAATCCAGTATAATTTTTCAAAAAATCAGTTTCTAATTGTGTTTTTATTCCACTTAAAAACATATCTTCAATCTGATCATTTGTTTTTTTCAATTTTGATTTTTTTGCCCACACACATAATATCATTTGTACATTCATTTGTTTTATATCATTACCATCTCCAAAATTATTTTCATAATTTGAAATTGTTTTAGATATTACACGATGATATGTGCAAATATTTTTTTTATCATCAATAAATACGCTTTCACCATTTCCATATATATCAACTATAGCTGGAAATTTAGCAACTTCTTGATCTAATACATTCACAACAGTTGATAGTCCATTAAATTTTCCATTTAATGTTGGAACATTTAAACTATTAACTAATTCTAAATTTATTTTATCAACTATTTGATCTAAATATGGCATTAAGCAAGTTGTTTTTTAACTAATGTATTTATTAAATTTAAAAGTTTTCTTCTTTCATTTGCGGTTGTTGCAAATATTTTTTTCTTATAAGTATCTTTTTCCAACCATTCAGCTTTTTGCGCATTATAATTTTTTTTCCAACCAATTCCCCATCCACCTGTAACTTTTGTTGGATTATTATTTTTTGGTCCAGTAGTGAAATCATTTTCCATATCTCTTGTTAATGATAATATTACTGTTGTTTCATTTGTTCTGTTATATTTTGTGCGCATACTTTCTTTTGTTTTAACAGCTTTTCTTGACTCAATAGAATATACAGAATTTTTTCCTTTAGTATAAAAACCAGAATTTTTTTTACCAGAATTTTTAAATTGTCCTGTTCTAATTTTCATGTACTCCTCACTATATGTACCAATTTTTTGGTTTTTAGAATCTAATCCTTTTTCATGAATACGTTCACGCATTTCAGCTGCTAATGTTATAGTAGCTTCACGCAAAATTTTATCAAATTCTGGACCAGTTACAGCATTATTAATTTTTTTTTCAATACCAGTTAATACTGATTGAAAATTACTTTCAATTTTAATGCTCATTTTTTACCACCTCTTGGTTTTCCACAATTACACCCCATAAAATCCTTTTGCTGTTTTAATCATTAAAGTATTATGACATTCTGTACAATCACCATCCTCAATATTTATTCCATCAATTGCATTCATTAAACTATTATCATAATCCTCTTTCCATAATTTAATATTTTCCTGCGCCTCATTTCTGTTTAATGTTGTATAATCATTTATACGATCACTACTAATTAATTCTCTCATAGCTTCAATACCTAATGCATATAAATATGCTCTTTTAAATAATGATTTATTTTGACATATAAGAGATTCAAAACTACATTTTAATGCAACTATTATATTACAACCAAAAGTATCATCAGTGATTTCTAAATCATTCTTAGATATGTTTTGATTATACTGTTTTATTGTCTTTGCGCCATATACATTTAATCCACCATAATTAGCATCACAAATAGAATTTTGAATTGTTTTATTATAGTAAGTTAAATTAGTTGCATCTAATGCAATAAATATTTTTTGTGCATTAGAATATCCATTTCCAGATAAATTAATTTCTAAATCAAATTTATTCCAACCAGTATTTAATGTAACTTGTTTTTGGTATAAAATTTCATTAGAATCTAAATCAAAAATGTAAATTGTAGTTGTAACTCCATTATCATTAACATCAGCAAAATATTCAAATTGCTGTATAAATATTGATTTTAATGGATCATGTAAACTTGATAATGATTCATTTGATGAAACATAAATTCCTTTTAATAAATAACTATCAGCAACATTATTTGTTAATGATAAAAAATCATGTCTCAAATTATATTGACTAAGTATATTTTTTAATCTTTTCTTTTTTAAAAATTCGCTTCTAATATCATCAGTGATTCTTAAAATTGCTCTTGTCTCAATATCACTTAAACAATTTTCTAAAGTTTCTTGATCATTATCACTAATACTTGAAATAAGATCTTTATTAATTATTTCTAATGAATTAAAAGAAAGACCACTTGTGGAAACATCGTCCCCACAAGTAGTCAAACTGATATAGCCTTTTAAGCAATCCATATATTATGAATTTGTTGCAGTATATCTAAGTGCACCATTTACTCCAGCTAATGCATCAGCACCATCAGTTGCAGATGGACTAACAAATAAATCATAGTTTGCACTTAATGTTAACAACCAACCACGTCCAACAGAAGTTGATCCAGCGTATCCACCTGATTTTGTTTCTGTACAAACGTTATATTGTAATGTTACATCCCAAACAAAATTACTTAAACCATTTGGTGTCCAACATTGCATTCCTGGATCAGTCATAGTAAACATTTTTACTGTACCTAAATCTTGCGCAAAATTTCCAACATTACGTGGATTAGTAATTAAATGTACTGCACCTGGCGCAAATACACCAAATTGATTTGCTCCCCAAGTTGTAGCAGTTTTTTGTGAATGATAAAATTGGAAACCTAAAGTTTCAGCAAGTTTATTTTGATCTAATCCATATTGATTTAAACCATATGCTTGTGATAAATAATTCATCGCAAATCCGTGAATATTACCATTTCCTACGATCATAGGTGTTCCGCAAATTTCGTTAATTGCAGCATCTGTTAACAAACGTGTTAAACCTTCTGCAAAATTTTGCGTTGCGCCATTTAAGTTAAAATTAATTGATGTAGATGTTGATGCACCAGTTCTAGCGTTAACACCAAATTGTGTTGACATTGCTGTCGTCAATTGTGTTTCCATTTTAGCATATAAACCACGCATTGCATGACGAATAGAATCTAAATGCTCATTCATTAATCTTGTTGGAGGCGCACCAACTGCAACAGTTTGTGATGCATCCATACAATATTGACGAATTTTATCATCAGTAATATGTAAACCAACTTGAACATATTTTCCTAATGAAACTGTTGTTTCAGCATATGCAGGAATAACATCAACACCACAATGTTCTGAAGTTGAAACTTGATTTTCAGTTACAGGTGTTTTATATTTTACGCGTACTTCACGACGATGTCCATCACCATATGCTGCCATAATTTCAGGCGAGTCAGGTTGATTTAATAACATATTTAAAAAACCAGGTTGTGTAACCTTAGTTCCATTATAATTTTGATTTATAGTTTGCAGATGTAATAACACTGCTTCACAATATCCTAAAGCCATTTTATTTAAACTTTTTTAATTTTTAATTTTTAATTTAATTGTAAATAAGAGTATTAACTCAATATATAAGCTTTATCAGCAATTTTTTTTATAACCCGAAGGAAAACTATTAATCTATTTGCAATACAAATATAAGAAAAAAGACAGTAATAAATACTGCCTTTTTTTAACAATTATTTTTTTAAAATTTTATACATTAAAAGAATTATTATTTCTTAAACTTTCTAATTGTTTTTGTAAAAATAAATTTGTCTGATTTTGTTGCACATTACTTTGATTAAATTGTTGTGTTGACTGTTGTGCAGTTGATCCTTGATTATTTACAGTTATCAATTTATTTTCAGCAACAATTTTATCTGTTAATGCTTTTAAAGTTAATGGTTGATTATTTTCCATATATGGTAATGCTTCATCATCTGCATTTACAATTTCTAATTTACCATCATTTAATTTAATTTTACCACCTCTATCTTTTAAATAATTTGCAGTTAAAGTTTTTGCTGAAATAATAGCTACATCTTTTGGTAAATTTTCTGTATAATTATATGATCCTAATAAATTATCAAAATATAATTGTTGTATCTGATTTAATCTATTACTTTCAATTTCTTCAACTTGTTTTTTTGCATCATTTTTTACTTTTAAAATTTCAGCATTTAATTGTTGGATTTGATCAGCATATTTTCTTGAATCACTTCCTGAACTCATAGCTTTTTTTGCAACAATATTATCTAACTTTTCTTTCAATAATGGAATTTTTGCAAAAGTTGATTTTACATTTTGTATTTCAATTTTATCATCATCATTAAATTCATAAGCTTCCATTAAATTTTGCAATTCCTTTTCAACTGGATTTAATGCTGCACCATAAAAATGTGATTTAATTTGTGGATTATATTTTGCTGTTTCAACAGTTAAAATATTATTTGTTAATGACTCCCAATTTTGTGGCACATCATCTTGATTTAAAGCTGGCATTGCTAAAATTCTTTTTAATTCAGCATCATCAGATGGTAAACCTGCATTAATTAAAATGTTGTTTAATAGTTCTGAAATTTTCATAAGTTTTTTTTGATTAATTTATTTCTTGAATATTTAAATTTGTTTTTTCTTTTTCAGCTTCTTTTTTAGCTTTCTTTTTTATATCATTAATATCTAATTTTTCAATTTTTTCTTTATTAATGATAACTTCTTCAACAACTTCATAATGTTGTTTTAAATAAAATTTTCCAGGATATTTATCTTCTAAATGTTCCCGCATGTTTTGT